ATTCCAAAAGTGTGTTGAAATGACAAGTCGATCGTGATATTATGCTACTGTCGCAAGAGATGGATAGCGGACAACATTCGTTGCCCGCATTTTTATGTCCGAAAGGAGGTGGAAACCGTGTCTTTGCCGCTGAATATTGAAATTGATGATTCTGAATTTCAGGCAGAGCTCGCAAGACTAAAAAGCGTCATGAACGAAGAACGCTTCAACCAGGTTATGTACTCCATCTTTCGGAGAACGGGCGGGCACGTCAAAAAAGTTTTGCGTGAGGATTTGCCGCCGCGCTATTATGTGAAAGCGTCTGAGATAAATGCTGCTGTCGGAAACCCGAAGCTCACTCCGGGGCTGATGGGCGGCGTCGGCTGCGCGATCCCAATTAGGGGCACGCGCGGAAGCGTCGGTGGCAAGTATTCCGCAAGCGGTGGAGCGCATGGCTGGAACAATGTTAGATACGGAAGAAAATACCGGGTCAAGTCGCGCATCACGAAGGACGCTATTAGTACAATGCCTGCCAAAATGCCCGATAATTACGGCGGCTATCCGCCGTTCCGAAACCTGGGAAGCAAGCTCGGCGGCCTGACTTTCACGAGAAAGACTAAAAACAGATTCCCGATCATGGTTGTTCGGAGCATGACTATTCCACAGATGCCTATGCACAGAAGCCGGGAAGCGGTGCAAGGCGACATCAAAGATTATATGATGAAGCGGATGGAGCATGAGTTCCAGCGCGTTATTGCAGGCGGGCGATAGCATGGTGCCATCCATGACAAAGAAAGAGCTTGCGAGCATAGCGGGCTATACATACCGGCGACTATACGACATAGACCGGGATCAACCACAGGAAAAGAAGTTGTTTGTTGCAAGCGAGGGCGGGAAATACGACCTCGCTATTTTTGTGCAGCGGTGGGTGGAGTACAACGTCAACAACGAAGCCGCCGACGTGGACGATCTGGACACGGTAAAAGCGCGGCATGAAGTGGTCAAAACCCAAAAGACAGAGCTTGAAGTGGCGCGGATGCGCGGGCAGCTTATCGACGTTCAGGATGTGAAGCGTCTATGGGGCGATATTGCAAACACCGTTATGCAAAACCTGATTCATATTCCGAGCAAACTCGCCCCCATGCTGCGGATGATGGACAACACTGAGGTTATCGCGGGCATGATCGACACGGAAATCCGAAAGGCGCTGGAAGCCGTGGCGGAAGCTCCGCTGCCAACCTATGCGGCGGAAGAAAGCGACGACAGCGAGGAGGCCGACGAGGAGGTATAACGGATGAGTGCCATTGCCGAACTCGCCAGATACACGTTTAATCGGTTCCGGCCACCGGCACGGCAAACTGTTTCCGAGTGGGCGGATAAAAACAGAATGCTTGTATCAGAAGCCAGCGCGGAACCCGGCGCGTGGCGGACAGACCGAGCACCGTATCAGCGTGAGATCATGGACGCCTTTACCCAACCGGGCGTTTGGCAGATCGTGATAATGGCGAGCGCCCAGGTAGGAAAATCAGAAATTGAGCTGAACATGATGGGCTGCGCCATAGACAATGACCCAGGCCCCATGCTGTACATCCAGCCGACGGATAAGGTGGCCGAGGACTATTCAAAACGTCGTATCGCGCCAATGATCCAGGCGTGCCCGTCGCTGCGCGAAAAGGTGTTCAAGGCGAGAAGCCGCGACGCGGCAAATACCATCACCATGAAAACCTTTCCTGGCGGCAGCCTTGCGATTATCGGGGCGAACAGCCCCGCCGACCTGTCCAGCAAGCCGGTACGGTATATCTTCATGGACGAGACTGACAGATTCCCTGCAAGCGCGGGAACAGAGGGCGACCCGCAGGAATTGGCCGAGAGGCGTACAGAAACCTTCCGGCATAACCGAAAGATCATAAAGACCAGCACACCGACCATAAAGGGGAAATCGAAGATCGAGAAGGATTACATGAACGGAACGCAGGAGGAATGGCAAACCGAATGCCCGTATTGCCACACCTACAATTACATCCGATTCCCGGACATCCACTTTGAAAAAGAGGACTATGTGAACGAGGGCGGCGACGAGGACTACCACGTTAAGCTGGTGACGTGGCGATGCCCGACGTGCAAACGCGACATCGGAGAATATGAGTGTAAGCGTCTGCCTGCAAAGTGGGTATCGAAAAATCCGAAAGCCATTGCGAACGGCATCCGATCCTTCCGATTGAACGCCTTTATGTCACCGTGGAGCGACTGGAAGGATATAGTGTGGAAGTTTTTGAAAGCCCACAAGGACGCAACGAAGCTGCAAACCTTCTACAACACCATCTTGGGTGAGGTATGGGAGATTCACAGCAACAGCGGACTTGATGAGGCGCTATACAAGCGCCGGGAGCATTACGACGCAGAAGTGCCGACGGGCGTACTGCTTTTGACAATGGGCATGGACACCCAGGACAACCGACTGGAATACGAGGTTGTAGGATGGGATCGGAACGGGCAGAGCTGGGGCATCAGCCGGGGCGTGATCCCCGGACGCGCCGACGCCCCCGGTGTATGGCAGGAGGTTGACGCCCTGCTTGATAGGGAGTGGAAACTCGCCAACGGAATGAAAATGCGCATCCTGGCAACCTTCATCGACAGCGGCGGCCACTTTACGACTTCGATTTACAAGGAGTGCGCGAAGCGGGCCAGTAAGCGGATATGGCCTATCAAGGGCGAAAAGGGCGAAGGAAAGCCGGAGTGTCGCCCCATGAAGCGCGGCCAGGGTGAGGGCGCGAAATTCATGCTGGGCGTTGACGAGGGTAAAGCGGGCATCATGTACGAGGCTGCCGTGGAAGAACCCGGCCCGAACTATATGCACTTCCCCATAGAATATCGCGCCGGTTACGACATGGAGTATTTTAAGGGCCTGATCTCCGAACGCATGGAAATTCACCGGCGCGGCGGTCAGGGTGTTGTAGTGTGGGAACAATTCTATGAGCGCAACGAGCCGTTGGATTGCCGGAACTACGCGCGGGCAGCCTACCGTTATTTCAACTGGCGATTCGACGAGCTGGAGCGTGTGGTAAACGGCATAGAGGAACCCAAGAAGATCATCACCCGGCAGGAAGAAACCAAGCGAAAAAATAAGCGCGTGGTGAGCCGAGGAATCCAAGTATAAAGGAGCGTGACAGCATGGCGGCAATATCCGCATATACACTGGCAGAAGCCAAGGAAATGCTTGAACTATGGAAAAGCGCGGAATATGCGTTGGCAAGCGGACAGGTGACAAGCTACCGTGTGGGCACGCGGGAATGCACGCTTGTTGACATGGAGGACATCAGGGCTGCGATCAACTATTTCGGCAATCTGGTAGAGGCCCTTTCCGGCACCGTGAGAACCAAGCGTGTGACGCGGGTTGTTCCCCGCGATCTGTAAGGAGGGCGCAACATGAACGAAAAACCTACATTCCGTGAACGCGCTCTATATCTTGTGAACCCCCAAAGGGGGAACGATGCCTACAACGCACGCATTAGGAAGGAACGGGCGCAGGAAGCGCGGGAGAAGCCGGAGGGCCAGCAGCACGCAGGCGGGCCACGTATGAGCTATGGAAGCCACGGAGCCAGCAGCACATTGAACAGCCTGATTGGGTGGCTCGTGGACGCGGGCAATGCGGAGGACAATATCGACCTGCAAAGCTCCAAACTTCGACGGCGTGCCCGCGATCTTTTTGAGGGCGGCGGCCTTGCGCGCAGCGGCCCCGAAACGCTGACGACATCCGTTGTTGGTTGGGGCATACAGCCCAAGCCGAAGATCGACGGCGACTACCTGGGCATGACGGACGAAAAGCGAGAGCAAGCAGAGCAGGCGATCCTTCGGGAGTGGAAGCTATGGGCAGATAATACCATGTGCGACGCCGAACGCCAGCAAAACTTCTACGGCTTGCAGCAGCTCGCTTTCCTGTCTATGCTGATGAGTGGTGACGTGTTCGCTTTGTTCGGGATGAAGGAGAACAAACGGACACCGTATCAAACCACCGTGCGGCTGCTTGAGGCAGACCGCATCTGCAACCCGGACAGCAGCGGTGACAGTGAGAGCAAAGAAAGCGACAGCGGCGGGCGAATCATCGACGGCGTGGAGATCGACAAGGAAGGTGCCGTAATCCGCTACTATATCGCAAGCCGCAGCCCCATAGCTGGGAACGACAACAGCGAATTGACGTGGACACCCATTGACGCCTACGGAAAGGACACAGGCTATCCAAACATCCTGCATATCATGACGTGGGAGCGCCCGGAGCAACGGCGCGGCATCCCGTTTGTGTCGGCGGAAATCGAGCTTATCAAGCAATTTAGCCGGTACATGAACGCAGAGCTGGCGGGCAAGGTCGTGTCTGCGATGTTGACGCTGTTTATCACAACAAAAGAGGACGACGGCAAGGCGGGCATGGAGGACGCGGTAAACGAGGACGAGAAAGTAACGGACGATGAACTGAAACTTGAACTTGCCCCCGGCGCGATTTACGATCTGCCCCCCGGAAAGCACGTCGAAACCGTTGACCCCAAGCGCAGCGATACACAGTTTGAGGCGTTCGTGAACACCTGCATTACCGTGATCGCTTCCAGCATGGGCATCCCCAAGGAAGTGCTCATCAAAAAGTACGAAAGCAACTACACGGCGGCCCGTGGTGCGTTGCTTGACTTCTGGCGGACAGTGCGTGTTTACAGGACGCGATTCAACACTGGATTCAATCAACCGATCTATGAGCAATGGCTATCCGAAGCCGTGGCAGCCGGACGCATTGATGCGCCCGGTTTTTTTGATGATCCGGCAGTACGACTTGCCTGGTGCGGATGCTCCTGGATGGGCGCGTCGATGGGACACGTTGACCCCTTGAAAGAGGTGAACGCGGCGGAAGCCCGCATCCGCAACAACATCACCACGGAGGAACAGGAAGCTATGGAGTACAACGGGAACGATTGGGCGGCAAATATCCGGCAGCGCAAGAAGGAGATTGCGGCCCGTGCCGAAATGGGCGGAACGGACAGCGAGAACACGCCCACACCGCCTGCGGATGAACCTGACGAAAAGGAGGACAAGGACGAGTGAAAAAGGAAAGATACCTGATCCGCTTTGATATGAAAGCTGATGGCGACGAAGCCGAAGTAATGATTTACAGCGCCATAGACAGCGAAAAATGGTGGGGCGACGAAACGACACCATCCGATTTCGACAAGGCGCTGAAAGAAGCACGGAAGAACGGCGCGACACGGCTCAATGTGCGGATCAACAGCCCAGGCGGGGACGTGTACAGTGCCGTAGCGATGCGAAGCATGATTATCAACGCGGGCTTTGAGAGCGTGCGCGTGATGATCGAAGGACTGTGCGCCAGCGCCGCGACCCTGTTTGCGACCATCCCGGATGCAAACGTGGTTATTGCGGAAGGCAGCGAGTTCATGATCCACAACCCCATGACGATCACCTGGGGAAACGCGGCGGAGCTGGAAAAGGTTGTGGATCATCTGCACAAGATGGAAAGCTCGTTCCATGAAATGTACGCCAACAAGACGGGCCAGACCGAGGAACAGATCAAGGACTGGATGGATGCGGAGACCTGGTTTACTGCAAAGGAAGCTCATGACTACGGCTTCTGCGATGAACTGCTTTCCGCCGAGCCTGTGGCGGCGTGCGTGAGCGCGCATGATATGACCGTAATGCGCGGCATCTACAAGGCGGTGCCTAACGGCATCGCTGTCCGGCAGGACGAAAAGCCTGCTGCAAAAGAGGTCAGTCACGAAGCTCCAGTTGCCGGGGCCTCGGCTGAAATAAAAAACCACGAGGAGGAAAATCCAAACATGGACATTAAGGACATCACTATGGATCAGCTCCGCGACGAAAACCCGGCCCTGCTGGAGCAGATTCGGCAGGACGCGGTTGCCGCAGAGCGTCAGCGCCAGGACGAGATCGACGCGCTGACCGATCCGGGCTACGAGGAACTGGCGGCCAAGGCCAAGGCTGACGGCACCAGCTCCGCTGATTTCGTGAAGCAGCTCGTCGCCGCCAAGAAGCAGAAAGGCGCGGACTTCATGCAGCAGCGGAAGAATGAAACCGCCCCTGCGAAGGACGTTGCGGGCGGCTCGCCCGACGATGGCAAGCGCACGGATGAGGACGAGATCGAGGCCAATGCCAAGGAGATCGCCGCGTTCGCCAAGGCTTACGCCGGAAGTGACAACGAAGGTATGTTTTAAGACATACGGAAAGGAGAAACGACATGAGCAAACTGTATGATACCATCGGCACCAGCACCCCTGACCAGATACTTGCGAAGGTTGACGCTGATCCGATCGCGGTCAATCTGCTCCCCGGTCAGGGAGAACTCAAGCGTGGGACGCTGCTGTATAAGGACAGCAATGGATTCTACGTCAAGGCTGCCAGCGGCCAGATCAGCACCAGCTACGACCTGGTTGTGCTGAACGAAACCGTTGACACCGGCAATGACGGCACCGCCGTTGCCGAAGTTGCCGCCGCGTATCGTGAGGGCACCTTCATTGACGGCAAGGTGAAGTACAACAACAGCGGCGTAATGGCCCCCGTGACCGAGGCGCACAAGATCGTCCTGCGGCTTTTCGGCATCAAGTTCAACCAGAGTGTTGAAAGCGCCGGAACCTTTGAGAACGGCCCCGCCCTCATCACTTACAAGGCCAACAACGGGGCCAGCCCCGCCGAGGCTGACGTGGTGATCGAAACGGCGCGCGGCGGCAGCTACACGGTGCTGAACAACAGCGATTCCAGGCTGGGCTTCACCGCACCCGCCACCAAGAGCTTTTCCAAGTGGAACACCAAGGCCGACGGCAGCGGCACGGACTACGCTGCCGCAGCCAGCTACACCGCCAACGCCGACCTGACGCTGTACGCGGTGTGGGCCTGATCCTGCCACGACCAATCACGAAA